TCCACGCACGTCAGTCACGATACGTGTTAAGCGTTGCCACACATCGTGCATCATCTCAGCACGTAGCCCCTCGTAGGTCTCACGCCGCTCGATGCGACTCTGCTTTTCTTCGTCTTGCAACTCAGCAAGTAGCTTCGCACGCTCTTCCTTGCTCAAATTCTTAATGTTTACCATATTATTCTGTTTTTTGTTTTCGGATGATCATTCTTATTTTTGTGTTCAAAGCATTGAGATCATCCACTGTCAACGCTCTAAATGTTTTCCCTGCTATACGTGGGTCTTTACAGAAAGAATCCACACGGTTCCAGTCTGTTGTGTCTATTCCGTATATCTGCAGCTGGTGTAGAACTCCGCTACGTGCCTTGCGTAGGATGTCATACTGCTTACGTCTTCGCTCGTCATATCCTGTAATATCCTCCATCTGCCTGCACATAGCATCATACTCTTTTGCTGACATCTGACGCAGGTGAACCGTCCGCCCCTGGGTGAACTGATAGACCAGCGTTTCCTTGTCAGCACCCGGCATCTTCTTTAGCAGGGTGTAAAAACGTGTGTAATTAAATTCTTTTTTCATAATTCCTATTTCAGATCCGCATTGAGTAAGAAATCAACTGGTATAGACATGAGTTTAATATCCTTTTTTACCTGATCTGGATTAATATTGTATTTTTCGAAGTTTATTTGAGGTTTGAGAAACTCCCAACACTTCTTTTTGATTTCCGAAAGAGTATATGCTTCTTTTCCATAAACAAAAAGTCCCTCCAATAATATCTTATTAAATCCTTCTGGTTTAATCATGACAGTAACACGATAATATCGTGGTCCAATATTTACTTTTCCCATAGCTTTTCCTCCTTCCAATCTTTGTAATTTTGCCTTGCGTGAGATACCACCTCTGGAAGGGTCTCGTTCAGATCGTATACTGCAAGCAGTGGCACGCCGTTCATGCTCACAAACAATTCACCATTAAATTCCATTACTTGTACGGCTTCACGTGCCTCTGCATCGAGCCGTGCCTGCCGTTTAGTTTCTATACGTTCAGCACGCTGTTCGTGCCATACTTGCAATCTGCGTTTGATTTCGTCTAAAAATGTAGTCATAATCTTTTTTGTTTTAGTTGACAAGTTTACGGGTTTACAAGTTGACATGTTAATATTACTGATAACTTGTTTACTCATTCACTCGTCTACTCGTTTACTTACTGATATAATATGTTTGAATTAATTTTCCGTTTCGTTTGATAAGCAGTTGGGTCTGACCTTCTTCTCTCATAAGATAGGTGCTTATATCGCTTTTCACTGCTATGTCTTTACGAACATACAACTTAGATATGAACCAGTCTATAAAGTCTTTCAACTGTTTCCACTCCTCTTCAGTATCTTCTACCCCTCGCAGAGAGTAAGTGTTACTGATAGCCATCTGTAGCTTTAACAGCCACATTGGTTTGTCATTTGGAATAATTGATTTATACCTTAATGTTTCCATAATTCGTTCATGTTATACATAATAAAACTCCCGATGCAACACCAATACAGGTTCTCCAACTCCCATTACCCATACTCCACGTTTATCGTCTTTGCCAGCTGGTGGGTCGATAACCACATGCTCACTTCCAGAAGTTATATTTCCAAAAATCCGCCCAACGCCTTCACAACGAGTGATTCTTATTCTTTTCTTCTCTTTCATTTTCTTTCCTCCATATTATGATTTTCATTTGCTTTCCACTCAACTTTTATCACTGCATCAAGTTTACCGCTACCTTGACATACCGGGCAGTCTTTTTTGTATGGCTCTTGATACCTGTCCTCCTGCCAGTGATAGCCGTTACCTTGACAGTACGGACATTTGAAATGTTTACTTTCTATGACTTCCGTCATCCGACCACCCGGACTAAGTCTCCCTGGTGTAATCTCAATAATTCTTTTCTCCTTACTCATAGTTTTATTGTAACTCTAATTGAACATTAAAATGATACTCTCTGCACAGCCGTTTCACCTGTACTACATCGAACGGCTCTCTGTCAAAAGCGAAGAAGATTGTGCGTTCTCGTGTAAGTACTCTCACTCCTTTCTTTCGTAGCCTATACAATAGGTTGTCCCTCTTGTTTGCCATATTTTTTTAATCTTTAGTTTCTCCCCAGTATAGTTTCGCCCGCTCCTCCCAGATGGTATAATACCCAAGACTGCCGAAATATCTACCCTTACTGATAGCCCTATATCCTTCCACCCATATCTTCAATGCAGCATCATACATAACACTTTCGGCTGTACGTCCAGAAGGCTTATTACCTTTTGCTTGGCTGATAAAAATGAGAAGTTTGTTTCGATGACGTGCCTTAAATTCTTGGTACTCTTTAAAGCTCATCTGTGTGTACTGATAACTATCTATCACTACAATGTCAGGACTCTTACGCTTCTGAAGACGTGCATCAAGGTCTGACATACTCTCACTGACGAGTATAAACCGACGTGCTACGTCCTGCATGCCTGCTTTCATTAGTGCATTCTTCATTGTCAGTGAGAAACCCTCTTCTAATGAGTTGTAGGCAACTTTGCCATACTTAGCTAACTCTTTGCAGAGTTTCATTGTGAAGCTGGTCTTACCGCTTCCGCTTCGCCCCCAAATGAACCATACACCACCTCGCTCTGGTGCTCCGAAAGCATCTGCCCATTCTCCTTCAAATGGATAGGTTTCTTTCTTCATACGTAGCATATCGGTTACTGACATTGCTCTGTTCATTATTCTACCGTTTTATCAGTGCTCAAACGCTGTTTCTTAGTTGTTTGTGCAGCCTGCAATTTTACCCTGTGAATACTCTTCTTTACACGCCTTAAATCAAACTCGTATTCCTCGGAGTCTTTCACTACTTCTGAGATACAACCTTTGTCCGTCACGCCATTCGCCACACATACAGCATAGACATCATGTGCAGCTGTGCGCTCCAGTTCAAAGAACTTGCGACCGATACGGCTGTGTATTTCATTATATCCACACTTGTTATATCTCAGCCCCATCGCCATGCGACGCTTGATGTAGCTCGTTGAGAAGAAGACGATACCACACTTATCCTCTAATCTATTGTACAAGTCGATGAAGTAGTGAAACACCCGCTCTGGTAATTTGTCTGCCTCGTCGAAAAGAAGCAGCGGTGCTTTCATCTGAATGAGGTCATCAATGATGCGATCGAGCAGCTCTCTGATGCTGTAACCTTCTGTCTTCTGACCGATACGCCGTGCTATCTCACGAATGAAATCGCTCTTCTTCATATCTTCCGAACAGAGGATATAGAATACCTCATTATGCTCGCTGGCATACAGCTTAGCTGTGGTAGTCTTTCCGCAACCAGCTTCACCAACAACCCACGTAACATTCTTCACGGCTTGCGCATCTTTCATAACGAGCGACATTTCTTGAAAGGCTCTCGTTTCAACAACCTGCCAGTCTGTTCCTGCCGTTGTGCCTAACTGCGATGCAAGGTTGCGCCACATATCGTCACTGATGTTCTCCCACTTACCTTGCAGGATGCTACTCACTGTTGCGCTACTTGTTCCTGTTAGGCTCTGTGCAGCCTTGTTCTGACTTGGATACTTGCTGACGTATTGTCGCAATCTCTCCTGTATCTGTCCCTTTTCATTCTTTGTTAGTTTCATATCTTTCCTTTTTATTCGTTTAATTTCTAATACTTGCTTGCCACTGATGCCATATCAACTACAGCTGTCTCTACATTCGCCCAGTCTTCAAGGCTTACCTGCTTCGTCTTCCGTCCTATCTTATACTCTTCTGGAGACTTGCTATAGATGCCTGTACGACGTTCAATCTGTCGGCGTTCAGCTGCTGTCATTCCCTTAGGCTTTGGACTACGCAATCCGTGCTGCTCTGGCATCACGCCGTGAGCCTTTTCAATCTCACGTCCTGCAACGGTACGCTCAATACGGTCAGTAGTATTCGCAGCCTGTTCCTGTTTGATGAATGCAGCCTCGCCTTCTGTCTGCTCTTGTATCGCACGATGTATCACAACGTAAGGTTCTGCTACTCGTTCAAACCGCAGACTGCCGTCAGCCTCTTTCTTATAGAGCCGAACGCTTCCGAAGTCGTAAGGATCATACTTGACAACGAACCGCTCGTAAGTGTGCTGTCTTCGCCACTCATGATCAGGAACACCAGGTTCACTCATCACTTCGTATTGTCTCTTCTCCTTCTTGATAGTTACGCTGATACCCTGGTCGGTGAAGGTACTCATACGCTTAGCCGTTACCCAGAACATATCCACCATATCGTGTGCCGTAACCTGCTGCGTTTCCTCATTCACGCTATTGTCGTAAGCTTCTTGTCTACTCTTGCCGTATGCAGGGTGCGCCATGTCGTTCCACTCCTTAGTAGCCTTTGCGTAAGCATCTTTCAGTTCCTCAAGCGTATAGAGTGAGTCCTTGTTTTCCTCAATAAATTCAAGGTTTGGACGGCTCGACATCTTCTTTGCCGTAATGTTCTGACCAGTGAATCGCCAATCTTTGTGCAGCACCTGTTGTTGGAACCGACCGAACACCGCCTCAATGGTCTTTGATTCGCCGTTATAAGGTTGCGTGGTGCGGTGTACGTGGCAAAGCTTCTTAAACAGTCCGTCAGCATCCAGTTTCTTATGTCCGCCTTGGTTGTCGTGAACAATCTCGTAAGGCTTGTGCTTGCTTGTCTGAATAGCCATACGGTAAGCGAGATATTGCGCCTCGTAATCCTCACTATCGCTGATGTGCCAGCCAAGCATCACCTCACTCATCGCATCAATGACTACATAGACCTGCGTGGTGCGTACCTTACCAGCATCATCCTTATAATATAGGTTCAGCTTCGTGCCGTCACCATACCATAGCGCATCACGCTTCGTTGGCAATGCCGTCCGGTGCTTGCGTCCGAACTTCTGTCGTGCTGCCTGCTCACCATGTACAGCATCATACCATAGTGGCATAATCGCAGCACTGTTTAGCCATCGTTTCATACCGCTAAGGCTCTTCAGCGGCTTCCAGCCGTTTGCTTCTGCCTGACGGTTTGCCTCTTCAAAGAGCTGCGCATCGGCGTAGACTGGAACCCTGCAACGCTTCAATGCGATGAGCAGCTGTCCGAACTCGTCAGTAATCTTCTGCGTGTTCTTATTTCCAACCTTACCGCTGATAAGACTCCTGTATCCGTCAGCCTTAAAAGCCTTAATCTTTGTCTTTAGGCGTGCCTGGTTCTGTGGAAGGGTGTGCTGATACTCTTCACGCATAGCTTCAGAACTCTGATAGATTACCTCCCAAACTCCTGCAGTGCTGCCGTTCAAACTCTGACGGATAGCCCTGCGCTGTGCCATCATCTTCAACAGTTCTTTCAGAACACTCGCATTAATGGTGTACTCTTCAATGAGTTTCTCTGTCAGATGTTCCTGCTTGCCGTTCTTCTCGTAGGTGAAGCTTTCAAAGAACTCACGTGCCTCTCCGTCAAGCCGTATGCGGTCACGCATCATTGCTTCCTTCATTCGTTGCTCTGGATCACCGTATCGTTCCATATACCGAGCCTTGTATTTCTGAGGAATGGAACTCCATGCGTAGAGTGCCTGACCGCCCTCGCCACCTCCACGGTGTACGCTGACGATATTTCCACGGCTCATGTTCTGACGTAATGTTGCAGCTTTAATAACTGCATCACTACCTCCAGTCAGTTCCGCGTAGGTTACGCACAATATCTTGTTGAAGTATTCCATCCCAAATATAGTTATAAGCTCATCGCCATCAGTTCAACCTCACTCTGCAGCTCCACGAAGGCAGGTATGTTCATATCTTGCTCTCGACGTGTCACAACTCCATCAACAAAGACACTCACGCTGCCATCCTTGCGGTCCACAACCAACTTCACACGCTCACCGAAGGTCTGTGTCATTGTCTGTTCAGCTTCTTCGTGAGTAGTCTCAACGTCAGCCTGCTTCCAATTAGGAGTTCCATTCAGTTGTGTTAGTGCAGTGAAGCGAATCTTCCTTGCAAGCTCGCTGTCACTTTTGAAGTTCAGAGCCTTCCATACCATCATGGTCGAACAATCAAATACCTTACGAAGGTGCGCCTTGTTCTTTTCACTTACATAAATCTTCTTCTCCATATCATTTATATATCTAATATTTGCAAATCACGTCCCTTTTTTGTATCTTTGGACGCTGTTTATATCTTAAACACGCTGCAAAGATAATACGCAAATGCGAATAAACAAAATTATTTTGCAGTTATTTTACGCAAAAGCGCAAATTATTAGACAAATGGACATCAATAAACGCTTTGAAATTATAATAAACTCTGTTTACAATGGTAATCAGAGTGCCTTTGCAAAGGCTATTGGAGTTACTCCTACAGTGATTGCCAACGTAGTAGGGGCAAGGCAGGGCAAGCCTTCTTTTGACGTAATATCAAAAATATGCGCAAATGCGAACATATCTGCGGAATGGCTTCTCACAGGCAATGGTTCCATGCTCAAAACCACAACAGAAGAGTCACGAGTAAAGGTGAAACCTATACACCAACCTCGCAGCATAGAGAAAAAAGAAGATACGCAAGTAGTATATCTCTATGACTTTGAAGCTACTGCAGGACTAAAGGCTCTCTTTGACAACAACAAGCAGAATATTATTGATACCATCAAAATACCCAACCTTCCAAAGTGCGATGGAGCAATCCATATTGTTGGTGATTCCATGTATCCACTCCTCAAGTCTGGTGACATTATATTATATAAACAAATGCCACTCGATATCAATAATGTTTTTTATGGAGAAATGTACCTCCTTTCTTATGATATTGATGGAGATGACTATATTGTGGTAAAATACATCCGTAAGTCAGATAAGGGTGAACCATTTATTACGCTTGGATCGGAAAATCCGTCTCACTCCCCACGTGACATTGACTTTCGTCGTGTTACAGCTCTTGCGCTCGTCAAAGCCTCTGTACGTATCAACTGTATGATTTAATAAACTATAAACCTTTAACAATAAAAACAATGAGCTACAAAAAATTTAATTTAGATTTTCTCAATGAGAGAATTTCTACCCAGTACACTGACATGAAAGGAATAGTTGCTATTGATGGACACAATTTTAGCGACTTATGGAAAATATGTACTGATAATGGCGTAGATTTGGAAAAATGGTTCTTAGTTGGTTTGGAATTTTATGATTTCGAACCTCTCGGTAAACGAGATCTTCATGCGATGGCGTATGTTATAAAAAATGAGGATTTGGAGAAATCACACGATGAAATAGCCAATAGATTGCAGAATAAAGGTGATACTGAAATCCATATCAAGCATTTTACCATTCCATATAGCCAAATGTCAAAATACATCAAGCGACTCCACATAGGGCTCGTTTCTGAAATATCAAGTAGTATCAGGAACGTTACATTTATAGATGATGACAATGAATAGCAATTCTATTTGAATTCATTTTTGCAATCTGAAATAAACATTCTTATTATAGGTAACCAATCATCAAGGGCATCCGCACATTTCTCATGCAGATGTTCTTGCATAGTTGTCTCTGCGTATTTAAGCATAGACTCAAACCTATGTAATGCACCATTTGCACCCATAAGCGCAACCTCTCTTTCTACATATTCACTAAGCCCCTTATATTTCATATCTTACTCTAAATTTATGCGTGAAAAGTGATGACCTGACTTCCACGCGCACACTTTTTAATGATTTTACGCCACAAATATAAGCAAAAACCTCAATAAATCAGGTATTTCAGGAAGTTTTTTAATTTTATCTTATTGTACTATACCCCTCCTTATACGGAATAAATGGGGGGGGTAAATGATTAAAAATAGGGTCTATCCGCTTTTTTTCGTCTTTATTAGGGGGGTGAATGTGGTCAAAAACATATAAAAAGTGTCACCCCTAATGTCACCCCTCTTTACACATTTCGTTTTACACTGTCACCCCAATCGTCACCCCTAATGTCACTCCAAAGCCATTTTTGACCCTAAAAACACCCCTTTATAACCCCATAAAATAAAGAAAACGGCTTTCAACCGTTCAAAAACGTATTGAAAGCCATTCAACTATCGTTCAATCAGCGTTTTAGCTGTTTAGATATACCCTTATTTTGTCACCTTTGAGCGTATAAGCTCACCAGCCCGGATACAAGCCTTTTTGTTCAGTACAACCCCTCCCTTGCTCAGTCCTACACGCTCCAGCGAGCTTTGCTTAATACCTATATCTTCAGCCGTCAAAACGCTGTAAATCGCAGGAATTGAACCAAAGTAATAATTCTTCCTCCCTTTCATCAATTGTATGTGTATTATCTTTGTCAT